ATGCGGCGCAGGAAGCCAATAATAGGGCGGATTACAACGCATTAACAACTTGGGGCGTGTTTTATAACGAAGAAGTCAACAATTATAATATAATACTGCTAAATGCTATCAAAGAACGGCTAGAGTTTCCTGAATTGAAGCAGTTATGCCTTGAAGAGTACCGCGAATGGGAGCCTGATGCGTTCATTGTGGAGAAAAAATCTAATGGTGCAGCTCTATACCAAGAATTTAGGCGAATGGGCATCCCCGTTGGTGAGTTTACACCGGGTAAAGGACAGGATAAAATAAGCAGAGTCAATGCTGTGTCTGATTTGTTCCACGGAGGGGTTGTTTGGGCTCCAGATAGGCGTTGGGCGCACGAAGTAATAGAAGAATGTAATGATTTTCCTAGCGGGGCTAATGATGATTTGGTGGATTCTACCACATTAGCACTCTCTAGATTTCGTCAGGGTGGATTTATTCGATTGCCAAATGATGAAGAAGATGATATACAAACGTTCAAAGGCCGAAGACACAAAAGACTGTATTCACTATAAATAGGACAAAACGATGGGCGATATTGATAAAGGATTATACGAAGCTCCTAAAGGAATGGAAGAGCTGGGCGAAGAAGAAATGGCCATCGAAGTAGAGATCGAAGATCCTGAAAGCGTTACTATAACTATTGGTGATGAAGAGATTGTTATTGACCCCGATGCCATCCCCGATGATGAGTTTTCAGAAAACCTAGCAGAAGAGTGTTCTGAGCAATACCTTGCTGAACTTTCGTCTGGCCTCCTAGAAGATTATGTTAATGACCTTAATTCAAGAAAAGATTGGCTAGAGACTTACGTTGATGGCCTTGAATTGTTGGGTCTTAAAATAGAACAAAGAAGTGAGCCTTGGGAAGGGGCCTGCGCGGTATATCACCCACTCCTATCTGAAGCACTCGTTAAGTTCCAAGCAGAAACTATGATGGAGACGTTCCCAGCAGCGGGACCTGTTAAGACTTCTATCATTGGCAAAGAAACACCAGAGTGTCTTGAAGCAGCTGCTCGTGTACAAGAGAATATGAATTATCAACTCATGGATAAAATGCCTGAGTATCGTCCTGAGCATGAAAGAATGTTATGGGGTCTAGGACTCGCAGGGAACGCGTTTAAGAAGGTTTATTACGACCCTAGCCTAGAACGTCAAGCATCTGTTTTCGTCCCCGCAGAGGACATGGTAGTGCCCTACGGAGCCTCTAACCTAGAGACAGCAGAACGTATTACTCATGTGATGCGAAAAACCAAACAAGAGATGCACAACCTTCAACAAATGGGATTCTATAAAGACGTTGAGCTGGGTGATCCTGGCTACGATCTAGATGAAGTTGAGAAGAAGATTGCTGAACAGATGGGTTTTGATGCGACTAACGATGATCGCTATAAGATCCTAGAAATGAATGTCGATCTTGACCTAGAAGGTTATGAGGATAAGGACGACGGCGAAGAGACAGGTATAGCACTACCTTATATAGTAACCATTGACAAAGGAACCTCTGAGATTCTAGCCATTAGGCGTAACTGGAAACAAGAAGATCCACTAAGAAAACGTCGCCAGCACTTCGTCCACTACGGCTATATCCCAGGATTTGGGTTCTATTGTTTTGGTTTGATCCATCTCATCGGGGGGTTTGCTAAATCAGGGACCATGCTTCTTCGTCAACTCGTAGACGCAGGCACACTCTCTAACCTGCCCGGTGGATTTAAAGCTAGAGGTCTGCGAATTAAAGGAGATGATACTCCTATAGGACCAGGTGAATGGAGAGACGTTGATGCGCCTTCAGGAACTATTCGCGATAACTTAATGCCGCTTCCTTATAAAGAGCCGAGTCAAGTTCTTGCGCAGTTAATGGATAAGATTATTGAGGAAGGCCGACGCTTTGCAAGCGCAGCAGATATGAAAGTATCTGACATGTCAGCCAACTCCCCTGTAGGTACCACACTCGCTATATTAGAGAGAACGCTTAAAGTAATGTCTGCAGTAAATGCGCGTATTTATTACTCTATGAAAAAAGAGTTTACGTTACTCAAAGATATTATTCGCGACTATACAGACCCAGATTATAAGTATGACCCAGCCACAGGAACACCAGGTGCAAAACAAGAAGACTATAATAAAGTCAACCTGATTCCTGTTGCAGATCCTAACGCCGCAACAATGGCGCAGAAGGTAGTACAGTATCAAGCCGTTATGCAGCTTGCACAAACAAACCCAGACATCTACGACTTACCTGAGCTCAACCGCCAGATGCTAGAAGTATTGGGAGTTAAGAATATAGAGAAGTTGATTCCTGACAAGGATGATATTAAAGCGCTAGACCCTGTATCAGAGAATATGAATATCTTAAATGGTAAACCTATTAAGGCGTTTATATACCAAGATCAGGAAGCGCACATTACTGCACATATGGCGTTCTCCCAGGATCCTAAAATTCGTGAGATAGTAGGACAAAGCCAGAAAGCTCCGGCGATTCTCGCTGCAATGGAAGCCCATATTGCCGAGCATGTTGCGTTTGAATATCGCAAACAAATTGAAGAGCAGCTCGGTGTTCCACTTCCTACCCCTGATGAGCCATTACCAGAAGATATTGAACTAGAGTTATCCCGTCTAGTGGCTCGCGCTGGTCAGCAACTACTACAGAAAGACCAAGCAGAAATGCAACAAGAACAAGCACAGCAACAACAACAAGATCCGCTAGTTCAAATGCAGCAAGCAGAGCTTCAGATTAAACAACAAGAAGCTCAATCTAAAGCACAAAAAGTAATGGCAGATATTGAACTTGATAAGGCCAAGTTAATACTTGAAAGAGAAAAAATGGAGTCTACTATTGAGCGCGACGTAGCTTTGGAAAGGGCACGAATAAAATCTACAGAGAACATAGCTGGCGCTAAGATAGGTGCTGAAGCTCAAATGGAGCAAGAAAATAACCGCGCTAAAGAAGTATTAAAAAGTGCTGAGTTAGGCGCCGCTGCTATGACTAAAAATCTTGATATGCAACTACGCGCAGAAGAAACTAGACTAAGAATTGAGACTAGTGTCGAGGACACAAAGATTCAACAAGAAGACGAGTAATTTACTAAACCAGAGGAAAGCAAAATGAACGAAACGCTAATGTTATTGTCAGCGCAGATTGAAGAACGACGAAAGGTACTCCAAGAAGATCTTAGTTCAGGAAACGCTAAAGATTATGGAGGCTATCAACACGCCTGCGGCGAAGTCCGTGGGTATCTCATGGTTCAAAGTTTTATATCTGAACTACTTAGAGCAATTAAACAAGGGGATGAAGACTTCGATTCTACTCCTACTGATTCAGTGGTGAGCAAATGAATAATATAGCTACAGGTGAAAAAAACCTAGTGTCTCCTGGAGGCGCCCCAATTAAATCTAAAGCCAAAGCAAAGAAAGAAGCTATGGCTCAACTCGCTACTCAACTTCCTGAAGTCAAAGGCTATCGCATTTTAACTGCTGTGCCCGAAGCTGAAGACGCTTATGAAAGTGGTATTTTAAAAGCTGCCGATAAGAAAAAGATTGAAGAGCATTCTACTGTTGTTTTATTTGTGATGAAGTTAGGAGACCTAGCCTATAAAGATGAGGCTCGTTTCCCTTCTGGTCCTTGGTGTAAAGAGGGCGACTTTGTTATTACCCGCGCTTATACCGGCACTCGCATAAAGATACACGGTAAAGAGTTTCGCATTATTAATGATGACACGGTGGAAGCTGTTGTCTCTGACCCGCGTGGGTACGAAAGGGCTTAAAGGTGCCTATAAAAGACCCAGTAGAACGAAGAGCTTATTATAAAGCTTATCGAGAAGCTAACCGGGAAAAGGTGGCGGAGTGTAAAAAAGCTTGGGGTATAAAAAACCGAGATAAAGTTTGTGCGCAGCAACATGCTTGGTATTTAAAAAATAAAGAAATAACAGTTGCCAGAGCAGGGAACTGGATTAAAAATAATCCAGAAAAAGCAAAACTTATTAGGGCTAAACACAGAAAAGAAAACTCGGATAAAATTAATACCCACACCGCTATACGGCGAGCAAATCGGAAAAAAGTAAACGACATTCATACGCCCGACGACAAATGGTTGTTAGCAGAGTTTTACTCTTTAGCTAAGTTACGCGAAGAGGTATTAGGGTTTAAGTGGCACGTGGATCATATCGTGCCATTGAGCAAAGGAGGCAGACATTGCCTCACAAACCTTCAGGTAGTTCCAGAGCATTGGAATTTATCCAAAGGCAATCGAAACACCGATATATTTATTGGTGCAACCACTGGAGAGAACGATGACAAAGATAGTGCACGAGATACCTGACGAGCTTGAGCTTGAGGGTGAAGAGGTAGAGGT